GCCTTTTGCGACTTTGACATCGCTGTGGCTTTTGCAAGTGGTACGCACTTCGGATACTTCCGACTTGAACCACTGGCAGATTTTCTTCCACACTCTTGAAACTTGCCACCTTTTTTCTTTGCTCCAATATCTACCCATTTTTCATTAAACCATTTTGTAAGTCCACCAGACTTCATTGCAGGAACACAGTTGGGCACCATTCGGTTGCCTTTTTTCTTCATGCCCTTTTGGACATAGCCTTCCCAACATGATCCTTTTTTGTTCATTTTTTGTATGCAGCTTTGTGTAAATTTGAAATTTCTTGTTTGCTAAGTTTATTTCCACCATGCATTCTAATTCCATGAGCTAAGTCTGTTTTTGCATCAGATCTTTTTCCAGCACCTCTAACACCTGATTTCATAATTTCAATAATTTTTCTACCACCTGCTTTTTTATATTGTTTAAAACCATATTTAATTCCCGCAGTAATTAAACCACCAATCATAACTTTCTTAGGCCCCCAATCTTTTTTCTTAGTTCCTGAAGGATCTTTTATTTTACCTGCACATATTTTTGAAGCGTATGCGTTTGCATAAGCCGATGGATATACTTTAAATTTTCTTTTAGCCGCTGATTTGCCTCTTGCACATAATTTTGTCATCTATTTTTTTCCTCCGTTACGGAAGATTTGTGTTCCCTTAATTCCGTATATGGATGCTACGACAAGGATCCACAAATTAGTAAACCATGAAGGAAGCTGAGAGAACATATCAAAAAACAATTTTACTTTGTCCATCGCTGTTGGGTCATCCGATATCACTGCCCAAGCGAGCACCAAAACGGGCAAACTGAGAATTATGAGAACTGCCTCGTCTTTCCAGTCTGATTGTCTAGCCTCTAGCAATTTTCCCTGGTAAGCTTCGTCCCCTCGGGCCATACGTTCAGCATGCATAAGTTGTGCATCTGACATAGCCATCTTAGTTTTCTGCTTATTAGCATAAATTTTACTTCCAGCATTTACTGCAAGTTTAATTGCACTTAACCACATAATATTTCTCCTGTCTTCTAAAACACATATAGTCTATCATTTTATCCATGCACAGAAAAGCCCCTTTACCACAGAGTTTCCACCTGTATGTTATTTTCCAATGTGCTTTTCTTTGTTTACATTCGTAAAATGTTCCACCAAACATATCGTGGAATCTTTTAACCATATCTTTATCAGTAGTTTCTACTGAACAAGCAAAGTATCTAGGTTTTGACGCTCCTCTGCCTTTTGACCAAAGTCCAAAACTACCTTCGCCATCAAAAAGACCTGCTAAAAAAATTATTTTATTTTTTTCGCTTAATTTTTCGTACAAGTTTGTACTTATTACTTGTTTTGATGTCGATGCCTTGGGGGTTTGGGCCTCTTTTGGGTGGTGGGCCATATTTTTTTCCTCCACTTAAGCCTTTCCTGCTCATTTTTGATCTAATTTATCTCTTGCAATATCAAGTCTTTCATCTGATTGTTGATCTTGTTGTGCAAGTCGGTCGTATTCAAAATCTAATCTAGCTTGTTCTTGTATAGCGTCTTGTTCAGCTTTAAATTTTGTTTCTTGAGCTTTTCTTTGTAAATCCATAGCTCTTAAATCAATTTCTTGCTGTTTAATTCTTACAAGTGGATCTTCTTTTTTCTGAGCGGCCATTTCTCCTCTTACAAGCTCTTCAGTTATCTCTGCAGCAGCTGTTGCAACAGCATTATCAAATCTAATTTGAAAATCTTCAGGATTAGTTTGTTGCAATTGCATCATTTGTGGGTCTTCAGCTAACTGTTGCATGACTTCCTGTCTTGCTTTGAATGAAACGTGGTCAGAAACGTGTGCTTGAAGTAAAGCGTACACCGGTGGATTGATTTGAACCATTCTAGATTGCATAAATGCCATGTGTGCAGCAATATGTGCATCGTGATCTTGGAATTCAAAAGCAGTTGCAAACTTCATTTGTAATGCACGTGCATTTTCTTTTGCAGGATCCATAGGTTCAGGTTGTTTCGGTGGTGGTTTAAGTAAAGTTTCAATTTGTTTTGTACCAAGTGCTTCATAAACACGTCTATATGCTTCATGTAAGTTGTGCATTTGTGGATTTGACTGTGCAATTTGCAATTGTGTCTGTGCTAAAGTCACTCTTTGTGACATAGACATAATATTTGGGTCAGCAACAGGTATAATATCGACTCTTTGGTCAAAATCTGCCGCTTTAATTTCTCTTGGGCCACCATAAACATCGTAAGGATACTCTGGTGGTAAAAATTCACTACAAATTTTACCTAACATTTTAAATTCTAACCTCATTGCATAATAACATCGCTTATGAACACCACTCATTACACGAGAACCTCTCTCCATCATTGCAATTGTAGTACCAACAGCTCTGTTTTGAACATCATTACCAATATTATTGTCTGTAATAGCTGCAAATTTTTGTCCAGCTTGTACAACAAAACCTAAAAGGTTGTATAAAGTTGTGCTTGGCTCTGTAAATGGAAGATTAAAAAACTGATCTCTAATATTTCCGCCTGGTGCATCTACATCTCTAAACTCTCCAGGTTGAATTGGTTGGTCATCATCTCTAACTCTAATCCCTCTAGACTTAAATCCTGCTGGTAAATTTTTCAAAGTACCTGCATCTATTAATTGTCTTAATGTTTGTGTTGCAGCTCTGCTCAAACCACCAATCATATGAGTTAAACCGAATCCATAAAAACCTAAACCAGGTAAAAATTTGTAATGTACAAAGTATTCTGTTCTTTGATAGCTAGGATCATTAGGTCTGTAATTTCTATAGATAGATAAAATTTCTGCTGAGCCTTCATCAATAGTAACAATGTAAGGTATTTTTATTTTTTTAGCTTTGTCATCAAAGTCTTCGTAGTCATCTAAATTTAAATCTACGTGTACCTCTAAAATATTATGTAAATAATCTGAACCCGTGCCTTTAACACCTTCAAGTTCATTTAATTTTTTCTGCAATGGATCAGGTTCTGTATTACCTTTAATTAATTCTATGTCTCTATAAAAACCTGCTGCTTGTTTTTTAATAACTTCGTTTTGAGTCATCTTAATTGTGTGTGAAATTCTTTCACAATCTTTTAGATCTGATGCAAAGTAAGGTACAACTAAATCTTCTGCGGGAATAAATTTAGATACTGGTCTACCTAACATTTCATCATAATAAACTTTTTTAAATGTAGATCCTGATAATGGTAAATAGAATAACATTTGATCCATATCAGTTGTGTACTCTTCCATTTTATCCATTAATAAGTAATTCATGTATTCTTTAACTCTATCTGCTTGTTGTTCTGTTGCAGGAGTTTGTAAACCTATAATTTGTGTTCTTACAGGGCCATCACTAGGTATTAATTCTTTATAAGCTTGTGCTTGAAATTGTGTAACTGATTCTGCAAGTAAAGGGTGAGTAACACCACTTGCACCTTTAAATGGTTTTGTAACCTCTGTGTATTTAGTACCAAGTAAATCTAAGCCTTTGATGTAAGCATCTTCCCATTCTTTTCTGGATACTCTATCTTTTTTGTATTCATCAATTAAATCAGAAGCCATGGATTTAAGAGTACTCTCATCCATTTCCTCTGCTAAATTAGCATTAAAATCTTGCTCAGGAGTTTCCTCAACTTCCTCTTCGCCTTCAACTATTACTTCTGGTGGAAGACCCTCAGGTTGTTCAGTAATTTCTTCTTCTGATACGATTGTATCGTTATTCTTTTCTACGGCCATTCTTTATTCTACCTTATGGGTTTAAATAAATCTACTACTAATCCTCCAGTAGATTTATATGTTTTAAATGTATCTTTCATCATTGGTGTAACCTTTATAGCAAATGAATCAAAATACAAGTTTGGATCGTTATCTGGTACAAATTTATAGCTAAGATCATCAGCTACTTCTTTACTCATAGTTGCCTTATCGTGAAATATAGATTTAATTCTTTTACCTGCTTTAGGGTGATTATCGGGATATTTAAACTCATCTGTTCTAATTTTCTTGTATGGCATTTTGGGATCTGAGAGAGAAATTTTTACTGGCCCCGTGTTTGAATCATAAAACCTACCAACTTTTTTCATTAGGTTTGGCATTACAGCTGAGCCTTTACCACCAATTCCCTTACCACTTGCGTAACCATAAAATCTTTCATTACCCGCTTTATAGCCTTGTCTAAAACTTAATTTGTCAAAAGGAGCAACGGCTACATAATCAACATTTTCTTTAGCTGCTTTATTAAGCAAATATTTTAATGCATGATCACCATAGGAATCTGCTTCAACCATAGGAAAGTAATCATACTTTTGTCCACTGCCATAGTTATCAGCTCTCTGCCCATATGTTCTTTGTATTTTTTGATTTACATCTTTCAGGTCTTTGGCAATACTTTGTGCTCTTCCTGTTAAACCTTTCTTAATAGCTTCATCCATTTCTTTTAACATTTTACTTCTGTTGTTAACAAGTAAACCTAATTCTAAATCTGCTTGAAAAGGATTAACACGTTTTTCGCCCCCTAGTTGTTGAAGCTTATTTAAATTTTTTGCAACTGTTTGGTTAGCGTCTGATTGTATTTCGTGAATTAAAAAAGCTTTCTTACCATCTGGAGTATAACGTGTATCAAACCTTACGTGGTAGATCATATTTTTATTTACACCATCAAAGTGTCCAAATGTTTTAAAGGGAGAGGAGTTGCCAACAATAGGCTCATCTAACTTCATAACAGTTTCTCTATAATTATTTCCCCCTTGTAAGGTATAACTAGCTTCATTACCATATCTTGTAGCTATAGTTTTATCTTTAAACGGTTGGGTTGTTTTATCAATTTCTCCAATTAATTTATTAACTCTTTGTTTTTCGTTTTGTGATAAATTTGTAGATTTAGATATATTTTTTAATCTTGTAAGTGATTCTCTAGCAGCAGAGCTTACTTGATCTGCTCCACCTTTCATACCTGATAGTGCATACACCGCTCCATCCAATTCATCTTTGATTGCAGCTAAACCTTTTATCTCTACAATACTTTGTAGTTTTTTTGCTTCATCAAGTAATTGAGGTTGTGCTTTTTCTAAAGCTTCCACAGCACCTTTAGGTAAACCTAGTTCAACAGGCTTTAACCTATTTACTGGATTTAATTTTAACATTGCACCTACTTCGTTTGCATCTAGCTTAATACCAAATTTTTTAGCTGCGTATAATAAGCCTCCAGTTAAATCACCTGCATCATTAAAGATTGCTAAGTTAGAATCAAATAATTCTTCTTTGCTGATTGATACTTCTTTTCCTTGAAAGGGGCCAGAGTCATATTTAAATCTTTTTTCATCTCTAATAGTTTTTTTAGCTGGTCTACCAAATATTTTAAAGTTAGCTGTTCTCGTTGATGTTAAATGATCTATCCAATCCTCTGCACCAAACTTACCTCTTCCTTTTTTCATAACCCAATCGTAAGTCGATGAACCAAACGCAGGAGCTGTCTTGTCTCCCATATATAAGTTTTTAGTTTTATTTAATGGTTGAGTAACTGCAGGTAAGTTAAGTTCTTTCTTAGCTAACTCTTGCCCAGTTTGTGTTGCTGATTGTTTATCGTAAGTAATAAGTTTTTGTTGTTGTCCGGTGGCCGGTGAACTTGATACTTTCTTACTTGGTAATAATCGTTTGCCAAGTCCGACTAGAAGAGTCTTCAGGGACATCGGAAACTCCCTATATAATTTTAGTAGGTCTTGTTCTACCTAGTTTACAACCACGTGCTTTGATCATAGTGCCTGATCTATAACCCATAGGTTTTTGCATCATGCCACCACCCATTCTTGACATAGCTTTTCCAAGTTGGTCTCGGCTTCTTAATTTAATTTCTTTAATAGTTGTTTCTTTGTTAGCTGGCCCTTCTTTTTTAGGGAACTTAATAGTAAAATAATTTTCTCTTTTCTTACCTCTTTGTGTATCTTTAACACTTCTTTTTCCACTTTCTTTTACTGTTCCTGTTCCACCCAAAAGTCCTGCTTTTCCTGTTCTTTTTCCACCCAAAAGTCCTGCTCCTGGTTCTGATCCATGTTTATAACCCATAGGTCTTTGCATCATGCCACCACCCATTTTTTTCTTAACGCCATCTTTTTTCTTATTCATTTTAGATTTTAAATATTGAATAGCACCCGTTCCTGCTGCAGCAACACCTAAAGCTACTCTACCATATTTATTTGCCTTTGCTGCTTTCTTAGCAGCGGCTAAAGCCATTCTTCTTTTGTTGAATTGAGATGAAGTTTCTCCAGGTTTAAAACCTTTTGCTTTTCTCATGTCATCTAATGATTTAAATTTTCTTCTACCTTGACCAATCTGTGATCCTGGCTTTACACCTACGATTGTAGTAACACCTCTTTGGGCTTTAGGAGTGCTAGCTTCAGCTGAAGCATCGAAGGTACCTAAATAACCTTGAAACAATTTTCCTTTTTTAGCTTTCATAACTTTACCTGGTTGAACCTTCTCATCTTGAAGACCCATGCCTCTGCCTTTTGCTTTCTCTGCTTTTAGAACAGCAAAATCTTTTGCATCAATTTTATTTTTTGGTGGAGCTTTAGCAGCAATTTTTGCTTGGCCACCTGTTAAGTAGGGAACTGGATTCATTCTGCTTTGAGATTGAGTTCTTGATTTTCTTGCTTTGAAATGTTCGTCCATTTGTTTGCCTGAAAATGAAAATTTTTTTTTAAAAGCTGCTTTACTTATTTCTTTATTAGGTTTATCTGAACCATGTGTTCTTGAAGATAATCCTTTACCTTTTGTGCTTGATGATTCCATAAAAATTCTCCTAATAATATTTATAATCCTTTTCTAATTTCATTGGAGGATCATCCCAATCATCCGAGTATGTTGAAATAAATCCACCTTGTCGATATCTTAACACAGCTTGTGTCATGCTGTCTACATAGTCATCATACTGTCCGTTAGGAAATGCTGCACATTCCTCAATAACCTCCTGTGCCCAGTGTTCATCGGGAGCAAATACCATACCAGACTCAAAAACAGGTGCTACTGAGTTAATTCTAGTGTGTTTATCTCTACCCCTTGCTGGAACATAATCGATTACGGGTATACCCGCTCTACGCAATTCCTGGATTAGGGGTTGACCAGAAGCTTTAGCTTCAACAATTACAGTCTCAGGTTCCCAATAGTGATATTGTTCTAAGGCTAAATTTTTTAAATCAGGAAAATCATAACGTCCCTTTTGTGCATCTAATAACATAATACATTTTTCATAACCTTCTACAGGTTCAAAGATTCCCCAAGTTGTAATCGCTGAATAGTCTGCAGTTTCTTTTTTTGAAAATGCAGTATCATAACTTTGTATGACATGTAATAATTTTGGTAAATGTTCTTTATCCCAGACTTGCCACCAATCTCTTTTAATGATTGCACCTTCTTCTGAAGTTGGATCTTGCATGTATTGTGCATTCCAATTTTTTACAGAAATAGATGCTTTGACAGAGTCAAGATCTTCTTTGTTCCAATACTCAGGCCATACTGGTTTATCGTTTGGAAGTATTGCAGGAAACTCAATAACCTTCCACTTGTCCGCTTTCGATTCTTTTTGTGCCTTGATTAATCGTCCAGTCAAATCGTCTACCGCCCAACGGGTCATGACTACACAAATACGGCCACCGGGTTGTAAACGTTGTCGTGGCCCTGATGTATACCATTCATAAGCACGTTCCATTGCTGAGTCTGACATAGAGTCTTGCTCAGTGTGTGGGTCATCGATAATAAGTAAATCCGCCCCTCGCCCTGTGATAGAGCCGCCTACCCCCGCTGCAAAATATTCGCCACCATGATTGGTCTCCCATCGGCCTTTTGCCTTACTATCTTCACGCAGTTTAACATCACCGAAGATCATTTTATACTCCTCGCTATCCATTAAGTTTCTAACTTTGCTACCGAACCTTGTTGCAAGTTCAGCGTTGTGTGAAACCTGCATCAGTTTCATCTTAGGATTTCTACCGATCATCCAAGCAGGGAACAGGTAGGATGCAAATTCTGATTTGGTATGTCTAGGAGGCATATTGATAATGAGCCTCTTCTCTTTGTTCATTGCAATCTTTTGAAATTCATTAGCAATAATCTGATGATGTCCATAATTTTTTCTATTTTTGGTTTTACGGTAAATGAAATCTGGCCAAACTGCTCTAGCAAAAGCTAAGAAGTCATCTTGGCAAATTTTTATATACTCAAGTTGTTTTTTTAATACCAGGTCCTTGAGCTCTTCATCACTTAATCGATCTAAATTCATAATTTTTTATATACCCCGGGGGTCTATGGTACCTATTAATCTAAAGGGTCCCCTTTTACAATAACCTAATAAAATAACACTTTCAATAAGTCCGTTTCATTTGGGTCCCCCGTGCGTGTATTCGACTTGCCACAAGCGCCTCGTCTGTAAGTACCTAGAAAAA